TTCAACTTTTTTGGTAGTATCTCCATCTTCATACCCATAAACTATATCGTTAGATCTAATATTGTCTGTGGGGTTTATAGTTGCAGTAATATTAGAACAACCTAAAAATTGATTAATAGTTTTATCAGAATATTTAATTGAATTTGATCCAGATATAAGTGTTCCTAATTCTGAAAATCCTATAGTCGAATCTACAGAAATAATAGATGATCCAATAGAAACAGTTTCGAGTGATTTTGTATTACCAGTAATAAAGAATTCACCTTCAGTTAATTCATCATCATTATAACCAACAAAAGCACTTAACTTATAATAAGTTTTTCCACTTCTAGTGAGAATTTCAATTTCTGATACTGCTGCTTGAGTTTTTGGATTTTCTAATCTTCGAATAGTTTGTCCAAGTAATTTTAATGGATCTCCAGAAATTCTTTCTACAATAGATACTTCCCTTCTTCTGAATTGAGCATCTGATGGTTTAAGTAGTAGAGTTTCGAGATCAATAACTTTTGGAGATTCTCCATATAGAATATTGAAAAGAATTCTAAAAGATTCCTCGGTTCCTTTTGATTGGTAGAAACTTCTTGCTTCCTTTATAAAATTACTAACATCTAGATTAGGAACAAATGCTACATTTTCTAATCCTGGAGTTAAAGTAAATTTAATTTTTTTATAAAATTCTTGTAAAAACAAAGAACTTAAATTAATTACTCTAGAATTATCTAAATGAGATGCACTAGATGAAATTGAAAATTCTAATTCTTCTGGAGAATTTTCTTTATGATATGTTGTAATTCCACTAAATCCTCTAACACAACCAGTAAATGTAGTTGAAGTAGATCCAGTATAAGTGATAATTTCATTATCAATTTTTAATAGTCCATACTGATTAGGAAATCCTTTTGTAGAATCTACAGAAATGATATCCGAATTATCAGTAATACTATTAGTAAGAAAAGTATCTCCCTGTACAACTTCTGGTGTTAAATTATCTAATTTTAAATATTGATCTAAATTATCTGCAAGATCAACAGGTCCTCCCTGATATTCTTGAGAAATATAATATTGCTTTAAGAATTCGGAAGCTTTTGGTGATTCTGAAAGTAAAAATTCAGGAATCTGATTATCAATTATCTGTTGAATTTTAACTCTACTATTAAATCCAGTTTCAATCATATTTTATTTCCTCTCCAGATCTCCATTTGAATAACTTGATGTATAGTAGTCTCTTGCAAATGTAACTCCAGAGATATCTTCTCCTGAAGCAATCACGTCTCTTAACATATTTATCTTACTGTTCGAAAGATCAAAATTTAAATACAAATCCTTCAATCCAACTACATCGTTAGATTCTGGAAATGCTTGAATTTCAATAATATTATCAGATTTTATTGTGGATGTAATATTAATTGTGGTGAGAATAATTTCACCTTTAGTATAATCAACAGTTCCTGCTGATTTTACAATAACGCGATAACTTCCATCTGCTTGTTTTTTAACTATTGATACGACACCCTTACCACTTCCATCTAAATTTCCATTTAAATCTTTATTTGGAACATCAGTCAAATATACTGGATCTGTAGTTGATGATAGAAAAAATCCAGAACTTTTTATATTATATCCATTTGAATTAATATGAAATTTATTACCAAAGCATAGTTCATATTGAGCAAATTGATTTAGAAGTGCCTTTAAATTCCTTCTAATTTTAATTTTGGTAATGTTTGATGTAATCGCAGTATCAACTTTATCAATAACTTGTAATATTTTACTGTATTTAAATCTTCCACCAAATTTATTCAGATCAACTGATGAAGCATAATCTGATAGTGATGTTGTAATAGTTGTCTTTAAATTATCTACATTTGTAATTTGTGCAGAATTATAATAGATTGAAGAATCTATTTCTACATAAAGAACTTTAAGATCTATAATTTCTTGCTTAATTCCACTTAAAGAATAATTTTTCAATTTCAATAAGATATTTTGCTTATCGAAGTCGGAAACAAAATCTCCATTTTTCGGTTTTATACTAACTAAAACTTTTCCAAATTGTGGTGGATCAAGTTCTTCTCCACCAACAACTGATACTGATTCGGTATTTGGATATATTTGTTGAATAATTGCCTCATAATCTCTCGAAGTAACTGCTCTATATTGTGCAGAATAAAGACGAGGAGCAAAATATTTTACTGAAGAAATAGATTCAATTTCTCCACCATTATTTGCTGAAGAAACTGTATTAACAGTAATTGAACCTGATGGTATAGAAATATTATTGTTAGAATCTTTAAAAGTTCCCTGAAATGAGAATCTTGATGCACCATTACCTTCTTTTCCATCAGTAATGATGTAAGTAACAGTTATAATAGTTCCATTTTCTAATTTTCTACCAAAAATTCCATCACCAAAAAGAAGTTCGTACTTTTCATCTTGAACTTCTTGAATTAAATAAGTTTCTGATGTGGAATTGACATTTAAAATATTATCAATTTGCTCATATTGTCTCCCTAATCCACTATCATTAATACCTTTAACATAAGAAACTATTGTAGATGAATCAATAAATGAATTTTCAAGAATAAATCTTTGATCTAATGATCCATCGACAACAAATTGCTTGGTTAGAAAAGTTCCTTGATAAACTTCAATTGGAAATTCTGTAGATCCAAAGGTTGCAAAACCTCCAGATACAGTTGTTGTAACATTTTCGGGAATTGAGAATGTATATGAAGTATTATCTGATGCTCCTACACACACTAGACCCGCTTGTAGCGTAAGTGTTTGACTAGTTGTAGTCGTTGGTACTTGAAAGGATATACTTGCTCTTGCAGCGGTTCTTGAGCGGGGTACGTAACCAATATTTCTTGCTAAGGAAACAACATTCTCTCTTAATGTTGCCGAATCCAAAAAGGATTCATTAACAATCATATTGGAATTGAATGCTGTAATATAAGTGTTATATGCTAAAGTATCGATTAATACAGAAAAATTGGACCCTTCGAAGTCAAAATCCGTAAAATTGGAATTTGCACGAAGATAATCCTTAATGGATGTCTTTATCTGATCAAAATCTAAATTAGTAAACTTAGTGAAAGGCATTTTATCTTGTTGCCTCTAGTATGAATGAGAATTCTTGTGTCGGAAACTCTTGTCCAACGATATCAAATATAATATTTACATTAAATGTGTTAATATCCGGTTGAGGATCAACTTCAACTCTCACATTATTAATTCTTGGTTCAAAATTTGAAAGAGTTGATAAAATTTGATCCTCAATTACAGATGCCGTACCATAATCAACAAATTCAAAAAGACTTGATCTCACATCAGAACCAAGAAGAGAGTTAAAAAATCTTTCAGTTGGAATAGTCTCAACTAGATTTCTTACTGATCTACGAATTGCACTCTCATTTTTGAGAATTGGAAGATCCTTGGTCACTGGATGTGGATCGAAAGATAAACTAATATCCTTAAATGATCTTGATATCCTTGTGATTGACATTAAACAAAAGTTATCTTGATTTATTTATACCCTATTACCAAGAAGATCCATAAGATGGTTCAGTTCCATATGACCAATCATCATAATCATCATCATTACGAATCTTTTCGTGTAATTCCGATTGCTTAGATAGATTATGTTTCGGTGCATTATCCATCATTACTTCCTGAATAACTCTTTTTTGTGGTGATAATTCATAATCAGTGATCAATTTTGTAGTTCCCCACATTTCTTTCATATAATTGGAATCTCTATCTGTTGATGAATTTGACATTTTTAACTCCTGTTTTAATGAATAAAACAGAACTTTTATTAACGTGCGGTTTCTATCGCACATTTATATTTAACGATCTACTTCACGCAACGAATAAGAGTCTGAGTTAAGGTATTTTAAAATTTCGAGTGCTATTAAACGTGGATTTCCTTCACCGCATGTATATACATCTACTGCTAAACAACCGTTTTCTGGCCAAGTATGGCAAGAAACATGACTTTCTGCAAGAGCAATCACGACTGTACATCCCTGTGGAATAAAATCGTGCGAAAATGTGTTTAAAATGGTCATTTTGGCACGATTGATACCTCTGATCATTGCATTTCGAAGCGATTCCACATCATTAATCGCTTCAAATTCAACATTGTACACCTCTAGAAGCAGATGTTTGCCCATCGAATGCTGTTTCAACTCAATTTTATGCAGAGAACTTATTTATTTTCTCTTTCCTTCACAGTTTCCCAGAAATAATCGTCTGTATCACCAAGCCTGTCCCATCTGATACCGTTTTCAACTTGGAAAATATGAGTCGAAACCTTAAAATCGGGTGTTTTTGGAGTTTCTGGAGTGATTGAAAGGTCAAATACTCTCATTCGGTTGTTTGGGTATAGACAGAACTGACCATTTTCAAGCATAATACAGTTATGTGACTTATGTTCATCAGGAAATTCACTGACGTTCGTATCAATTACATCTGGATCGACGTGATAGTTGTCTAATGTGAACAGATATTTGCCCTTCAGGAATTCATAGTTACGAGTATGGACTTCAAAGTCCATGGTAGAGATATGTTGCTTTACAATTGCCCGCACACCATAGTCCATACAGTTCCAAAACTGTAAGTTTGGTAAGTCCATATCAACTTCTGGTGTTTCTGGAGACGAGACAAAAGCCGATATCGGTAATTTATCGAACATTGCCGCATACTCAGGTAAGTACGTCTCAAAATAAAAAGCACGTCCAGGTATGGACTTTGCCGATACCCAAACGCCTTCTACAAACTCACCATGTCCATCCTTAAGGTCGCGTAAATATTCTTTACGAACCCAAACTTTTGTCGTAGGTAAATTAGTAATTAAACAACTCATCCTTTACCTTGACCTCTATACTTTTTACGAGCCTTATTACGAGATGTAGAGGCATACTTTGTATTTGCTCCACATCCTTGTCGAGTACTCTTTGGATGAGACTCAATAATTTCTTTACCACTCAAAGATTTTTTAATAGCCATTAGTTTTCTCCTATAATTTCAGTTTCGATTTCATTTGGATTTGGAGAACCAGTCCGATAGAATTCTACCGACAGATCCTCCATAGTATTGAAGTATTCTTCTTCTGTGAGATTTGAATAAATTTTCTTTCCCTTACAAAGAATGTTAAATGACTCTTGTCTTTTCATGCCCAACACGAATTCGAGGAACGCACCAAATTTCAAATCCTGCCTCTTTTGCATCAAGACAGAATGATACATCTTCACCACACATATCCTGAACT